CGATCCACCTACAATAGTTTTTGATGGTGTTATGCCTAGTGACATTGACGAAGAAATTTTTGATAATGTAAAAATACAATATTCCGCAGGTTATGGAATAGCGGGTTCAACGGTTCCCGAAGCATTAAGAACCGCAGTTATGCTAATGGTGTCTCATTTTTATGATCTAAGATCGCCAGTTGTTCCAATGCAAATGCACGAAGTGCCTATTGGTGTAAGAAATATTTTAGATTCATTTGGTCGAAGGGTTATTAGATGATTCAGTCTGGTCGTTTACGAGAAAAAGCAACATTGGTTAATTTTTCAACAAGTACGATTAACGAATGGGGCGATCAAGTCAATGGGTCAAAAACCACTACGACTGTTTGGTGTAATGTCAAACCAGAAGTAGGTAAAGAAATAAATGACGCAGAAAGTAAACGATATTCCCAAAGGGCAAAATTTATTTTCAGATATCCTGATTCGGGAACTACTATAAATAACCAGACCAGTATTACTTGGGACAGTAGAGCTTGGCAAATAATAGGGTTCCAAGACCCAAATGGTTTAAAAGCGGAATTGCATGTATTAGCGGAGACAAGTGATAATGAGTAAAGCTATTCTTCCAATCATTGCTAGATTAAAAACAAACGCAACTATTCAAAGCCAAACTTCTTATACAGAAGGAGGCACTACTTACTATAGAATTTTTGGAGGTACTAGACCACAGCAGATATTAGCTTTACCTGCTATCGTTGTTTCCGAGGTTAGTGAGTTAGGGTTTCAAGAGTTAAGCGGTACGACAGCACCTACTCAGAGTAAGATAGAAGTAATTACTTTGTGTGGTACATACGAAGCAAGTAAAACTGTATCCAATGCTATAAGGACTGTATTGGAAAATTCTTCCTACACAACTAGTTCGATAACAATATCAAAGGCGAGGCTCTCAGCCTCGACTGATACTATTTACGATGAAAAAGAAGGACAAAGAACACCTACTTTTGGAGTAGTTCAAATTTTTAATGTATTAATGGCGAGTGCGGTTTAATGGGATTGTCAAAAAAACAACTTGTAGACGCTATTAAAAGTAGAGCAAAAGGCGATAATCTTGGTGTTTCTAAATTTGAAAAAAGACTTAAAAGGAAATTTTTAGAGGCAAGTGTAAAGGTATTGGACGAAATTGCTGATGAATATTCTGTAAGGGTTAAGGCTACTGGATTTAGACGAACTGGAGATATGACTAGAAATTCTCATATTTTTGGGCATGAATTAGTATTTGAATCCGCTAATGAGTTTGTTATTAAGTACGGCTTAAATGTAGGCTCAGAAGCAAATATGCATTGGAGATTAGGTGGCTGGAAATGGAACTTTTTTGAGTTTAAGTCACCTAATAATAAGAATATTCCAATACTGGATATCGTTTTAGATGGTTTAAGTGATAGAATAAAAGCGCAATTTAAAATTGCTTAAGTAAAAAGGGGTTTGAAAAATGGGTTACTATGTAGGGTCTAGAACAGAACTAGGAGTTACTTCAAAATTTGGCACAGGTTCCGATGTAGGAGTTGCCATTAACTCTATTGTCGATATGTCTGTTAGTGGTGGCGAAACAACTGAAATAGATATTACCGCAAATGGTGATACAGGAATGAAAAAGTTCAGACGAGGTGGTACAACTGACGGTGGTACATGTACAGTAGGTATTTTAGAAACATTACCTTCTGACGCTTCCTTGCCCGGTGGTATAACAACTTTCTACCAACTGTTTGACAAAATGAGAACAGAAGCAGAAAGAGGAGTTTTTGTTTTTACTTTTAAAGACGATGAAACAAATACTGAAACAGTAACTTTTAAAGCGTTTGTATCAAAAATAGAATACGCTGACATGAATCCAGATGGTCTGGTTCGTATCAATGTAGACTTTCGTGTTTGTGGCGCTGCCAGCTAAAGGGGTAAAAAAAAATGACTTGGAAAGCTTTTGGAAACGACGTACAACTAAAATACCAAGCCGCCGTAGGATGTTCGGGAGCTGTGGATACAACTTTAGGAGGAATTAGAAGCCTTACTTTTGGAGGTGGTACTACTGGTGAAATAAATGCAACTACTTTTGGAGCTACCGAAGGTTCTTTGCAGGAATATTTTCCTGCCAAAACTTACGATGGTGGTACTGTTGAAATAACTTGTTTTTTCCAAAGTGGTACAACCGATCCGACTACATTGTTAAGGACTGATATATTGGCTGGAAATTATAGACTTTTCCAAATAAATATACAAGCTGATACTGATGCAGATGGTGCAAATGACTTAGAAGTGGCACAATCATTAGATTTTTGTGCATTTCCTAAAAGTATTTCGATAACTCCTGACATAGAAGGGCTAGTTGAGGCTACAATTACCTTAAAGGTAACTAATAATTAATGAGTAGTTTAAATAAAAATCAAATCTTTCAAATAAAAGATTCGCAAGTGGAAAAAGTGGATGTTCCTGAATGGGGCGAAGGTGCTTATGTATACATTCGACAGATGAGTGCTGGTGCTAGAGATCGTTTTGAAACCGCCGCTTTAAGATCAAGACTAAATGACGATCCTTCGAAGGCAGATACCAAAGGCTTAAGGTCTTTAATGGTTATGTTAACTGTATGCGATGAGCATGGAGTATTGCTTTTTGATCATCGTAAAGATGGAGCAGAGCTTGAGAAAAAAAGTGCAACTGCTCTTGATCGTATAGTCCAAAGGGCTCAAGATTTTAATGGCATGAGTCCGCAAAGCGTTGAGCAAGAAGTAAAAAACTAAAAACGCTACCAACTAGGCGATTCTTATTTGTACTTGCAGGGCATTTGGGAAAAACGGTAGCCGAACTACATCAAGAATTAACAAGCCTAGAACTAACTCAATGGATGGCGTTTTATACACAAAGTCCTTTTGAAAGTGAAGGGCATAGAGCCGATATGAGACAGGCGGTAACAACCGCCGCTATATCTGCTTTTGCTGGTGGCGACCCTAATCCTGAAAAATATATGCCTAAATATGGAAAAGACCCTAAGGATGGCATGATACAGAATGTAAAATCATTTATGAACAAAATGAGGAATATTAAAAATGGCTGAAAATATGAAATTTAACCTCGAGTTGGATACTGGAGGTTTTGTTGCAGGGATTCAGGCGGCAGGTGCGGCGGCAATGAACTTAGGAAGTTCTGTTAGGGCTTCTTTAGCTGGCATTGGTGCAAGTGGTTTAGTAGGCGCAAGTTTAGTACAACAACAAACTCAAAAATTAAGTAGTGGTTTTGTTGCTGTTTTAAAAGTAGCACAAAGGTTAACGCCTTCGATGAACAGGCTGGCAAATTTATCTTATGGATTCGCCGCCAGTATGGAAAGAAATAAATTAGTAGTAGGTGAATTATTAGATAGGCTTGAAAATTCACTTACGAACATGAAAGAAGGATTCGAGCAAATAATTTCAGCATTTTCATCTATTGAAAAAGAAAGTAATAAGATAAAAGAAATATGGTCAAAATCTGTAAAGATTTTAGAGTTTGGTGCCACTACTACAAGAAATAAATGGCTTGCAACTTTTATTAATATTGCAAAATTTGCGGCGAGTAAATTCTTTTTTGTTGGTCAAATTGCAGTTAAAGTATTTCAAACTGCTGGCATTGTTATTTTTAGTGTAACAAAAAGAGCCCTTAGTTTAGTAACTGGACTTATTAAAGGTTTAGCCATACCAATTTTATCTTTGGCAAGTACCATCGGTCAATTAGCGGTTATTGGTGGTCGTATGTTTTTTAGAGGTTTTGTAAATGTAATTAAAAAGATTGCTAGATTTATGAGAGGTTCTTTTACAAGTGCATTTACTGTTGTAATTCCCGCCGCTAGAAAGGCAACCAGTAGCCTCGTAAGAGGCGTTGCTAGTGGTGTTGGTTCTATAGCAAGAGCGCCAATGGGAATAACTACAAAAATATTAGGACTTGTTGCAACTGTTTCAGCAATATCTTATTACATAAGAAAATTAGTAGAAATATTTCAAGGTTCAGAAGGTCTAGCAGAATTTAATAGGGCTATTAGTTATTTAGTATTACAAGTTGTAGGTAGTTTAAAAGCTATAGGAACATTTATTGCAAACGCCTTTGGAGGCGTTAATGTTGGAGGTATATTTCAGCAAATACTTGCTTTTATAATAAGAGTAGGCGATGCAATTAGAGAAAATCTTCCAATGATTGTTTCAAAATTAATAGAGTTTCTTGCTACTACGCTTGAGATTGCTAATGCTATTGTAAATATGGTTTCAGGTGCTATGCAAGGTGACTATAATGCCATATTAAAATTTTTATCAGACATAGGAGTTCAAGTTTTAAGTTTTATACAACCATTAACACAAATAATATTAGTCCAAGTACAATTTTTAGGAAATTATATAATAAATTGGCTTGAGCAATTATCTGCTAGAATTTTTATGGGCTTGGATAGTTTATTTGCTTATTTAAAAATGCAATTTTTCTACGGAGTAAGTGAAGGAATACATCTTATAAATGATGCTTGGGTTTTTATAAAAGACAAGTTGTTAATAATTGGCGATGCTATAAATGCTTTTGTCAGAAAATTTAGTCTTGGTCTTGCACCAGAAGTTTTTGATACTTGGAATGCTGATAGACAATCTGGTCTTATAACTGGTAGTGACATGACTACTAAATTTTTTAAAGCTCAAGATGAATACAATGCTTCTGGTACTCGTGCAAGTACAATGAATAGATTTGGTTCTGGAATATTTGGCGGTTACGATACTATTAGAAATATATTTAATAATATTAGTACATTTGGCGATAGCATTAAAAAAACTATAGAAAGTATTAAGAAATTTGGCGAAGGTTTAAAAACTACTGATAGGAGTTCCCAATATCTTACTGACTTAATTGAAAAACTTCGTGGTCTTTCCGATGGCATTGCTGAGATGGATATAGAACAATTTATCCAACAATTAACAGGAGGAAAAGGCGGAGGTTCCGCTTCGCAAACAGGGATACAAACTGTATTTGGTCAGGCTAAAGTTGCACAAAAAGATCAACTACAAGAAACTAAAAAAACAAATACACTATTAACACAAATATTTC